CTGAGACCTGACAGGGCATCAGCGATACTCATGAGGTTCTTCCCGGCCCCTTCACGATTGACGGGTGCGACAGGGACTACATTAACTACAGGAGCGGGATTAAGTTGCCCTTCCCGTTCAAACTCGCGCACCTGTACGCGACCAGGACTTGCCATTAAGCGTATCCTCTCATCTGGTTGTAGGTTTGAGCAGCCTCAAGTCCCTGTCCAGCGATGCGGATAGCAGCATCCAAGAAGGACGGTTTGGTAGGCTTAGGCATGGAATTTATCTGCGACTGCGCTTGGTTCTTGGTCTGATCCATAGAGGCCCAGAGGTAGTCACGGTTCATTTGATAGTTCTGATCGACAGCGTCATTGAACCGTCCCTGCTTCGTGTAGTAAGAGGCAAGGAACTGGTTGACTGATAGACCCTGTACGCCGCTCTCGCCAGCAGCGACAGCAGCCGTAGCGCGGCCTTCCATCGCATCGACGTTGGCGTTCTGCTTCTCCATTGAAGCCGCTGCGCTTTCCTGACGCCAGCGGTTCTGAGTGTGCGCGTACTGTTCACGCGCCATCTGTTGTGCGTTCTTGGCGTTCTCGTTGTACATGGCTTGCTGCGCCTTGTACTGCTGTTGCTGTCCGATGAAACCAGCCACAGTGGAGGCTGCACCGATTGCAAGCTGCAAGCCCGCCATAGCACCAGCACCTAGCATGATGCACATTTAGTTGCTCCTGTAAAACCTATAGAACGGGACATTACGATCAGTCCCAATGAAGTGAGGGGTGAACTCGATTGTGAACCCCATGTAGGATAGCCACATGACATGGGTAGAGTTCCTCACATCAACGTAGTTTGTTAGGTAGCCGTACCTGTCAGTCCATTCACGGACCTTCTTCCGGCCTTCCTTGACGAGAGACTTGCCATACTTGCTGACAAGGGGAGTACCGAGCATCCACGGTATACCCTCCCCAACACCAGCGATGAGAATAGGATGACCATCAGGGCGGGTAGCGATGAACGCTTCGTCGCTGGTACGGATCGAATACTCGATGGCAGACTTCTCGTCCCATCCAAGCATAGCAGTGATCTCGTTCTTATCTGCTTCACGGAGAAGCGGGGCGATGATGGCAGCGTCCATTACAGACGCCGCCCTGATGATGTAGGTCATATTCTCCTAGTCTTGGGATACCAGAGACCAACCCATTCGGCACTGATGATGCCTGATGGGACAGCCTGGTCATTGAGGATGTCGATTGCTACGCGAGTGTTCTCGCACTTCACGGGGAAGGAGTAGTCACTCTCCTCCAAGACAAGCTCCTTAGTCTTCATCATGGGATCATCAAGTGACCATGCGTTGACTGCGCTGTCGTAGGTGAACTTGGCCCTGTTCTCAGGTGTCACCTCTACAGTGAAGTAGGCGGTGTCGGAGAACGTGAGCCTCATACGGAGGATTTGAGTGCGGCCTTCAGTGATAACAAGAGGACCACTATCCCCGTTCTTCCTGACATACAGCGGGGAGAACCTGTAGCGGAACGTATACGGGAAGCCAGCGTAGACCTTCTCGTTTCTGGTATCACCCTCCAGTCGGATGGTGGTTCCAGTGAAGCTGTCTATCAGCAACTTGTGTCCCGGCTCGTAGGTTCCAGTACCAGAGTAACCAGTCCACGCCTCGACACTCGATGTCACGGTATAGGGCATCGTGTAGGAGGTGCGGTCATTACCAACATCATAGGAACCACCAGACAACTCAACGCGCTGGTCGAGGTAAATCTGGAAGGTCATTCCAGTGTCCACGGCATCCACCTGACAGGGAACCTTCACGATACGGACATCAGTCCCATCCAGAAGGACAAGCCATAGGTCAGTGTCAATGAAGTCACAGGACAGGATGGTCGCTCCGAAGTCCCAGCGGCTCCACGAAGCCTGAGGTTTCTCTCGTCCAGACCAGTAGTACTTGTACACATAGAGACTGCTCTGGCGTTCCGTGGATACCCCAACAGTCATGTTGAGTTCAGTCGAGGAGGTCATCTTGAAGATGTCCTTTGGAACGTAGTCAGGGCAGTGGGAGTTCGCTTCAAGAGGTGTCTGGATAGTTCCAGTCTCATCAAGCCACAACTCTCGCACCACAGCGCGGTCATTGTCCTTACCCACCCAGTACATGAAAGAACCGGAGGACACGGGTTTACACCCAACGTCCACTGAGAACTCACCAAGGAGCCTGATGGCTGCACTCTTGGGGGTCAGTAGATCACCACCAGTGATGCGGAACTGAGCGTTCTCAGCGAAGCACAAGAGGTCACCATTGAAGGATGAGGCGTACCTGAGGATGGCAACCTTGGGGAACGAGGAGCCAATATCGATGGGATCAGTGTCGAGGATCGTCGTGAGCGTCCTGCGCCAGAAGTTAAAGAAGTCACCTGAGGCAGACATGATGGTGTTCTCTCCTGCAACGAAACCAAGTCTGTTGCGGTGGAGGAAGACATCGTTGACGGTCTGACCGATGAAGGAGGGTTCCGGGGACTTCTCCTCGTCACCTACCAGTCGATCACCCCACGTAGCTCTCTTGAACGTGAAGGTGCCATTGCTCTCACGGACGAGGATGTGGGGCATGGTCGCTGCATCAAAACCTAGCTTGACACCAGGCTTGCGCGTCTCCTTCCACACACGGCCATCACTCTCGTACTTGACCCAGTAGTTGTCGAAGTTGTTGGAACTCTCTCCAGAAATCTCGACCACCATATCGTTCTCAGTATACTCAGGGAGATTAGAGAAACGCTGTGTCTTCCCCTTCACGGACTTCATGGCGTTGTTGTTGAAGCCATCGTTGGTCGTGATGGTGAAGTCTGTTGAGGAGTTCTTGATGTAGATAGAGTTACCGTAGCGGGTTACCGTCCACGGTGCAGAAGCAGCAATACCCGTACCGCTTGCTGCCGTGTTATCATACTGAGAACCTCCAGCACCAAACTCTCCTTGGAACGAACCATCACCAGAGTTGGAGTAAGAGTTGGTTAGACCATACGCAAGAGTTTGAGCGATGACAGTTGTATCGATGTACTGTAGATGGAAACGGTTACTTCCATCAGGTGTGGTACACTGTGCCCTAGTGGAGCCATTGATGATGATCTCATACTTACGGGCGTAGTTACCCGCCATGACAGCAACGAGAGCTTCAAAGGGACGAGTAGGCTCCGTATTACTCCGCATCGCAGTCACTACGGACTTGTTGGAGATGAACGTGTAGTCAGCGATGGTGGTGACAGCGAAGCCCTTCTTTGGGTCACTGTTGTTGAGGTAGGTCTTCCCGTTGGGGAAGTTGACGGTCTTCTCGTTACCAACAAGATCGAAGACCTTGAGGTCACCGTTGGTGATGAAGACTACGTAGCGTTCTACGGCGTCACGGTTGATGATGTGAGTGAATGCAGAAGAGGCACCAGTGACAGCACCTACGTTCTTGATGAGGTGTGCCGGGGGTCGCTTGAGAAGACCCTTGGTGAGGGTAGAGTACCCGTTGATCTGTTCATCCCCCTGAGTGGCCAATCTCAGGGATGCAGCTTGGGTGCTTACCCCGTTAAGCAGATTGGGGATAGAGGAGGTGAATGCCGACATTAAATTCTCCTGCGGGCCATCTCTAGTCCAGCGGTACTGTCGCGGAACATGTTATAGTCAGAGGCTTCAGCGTCTTCCTTCAGAAGCTCCAGCCATGCTTCGTCCTTGCGGCGTTGAGTGAAGGTATGTCTGATCTCTGAAGCCATATCCGTGTCAGTGAACTCCAATCCTGCACATGCAGTGATGTAGTCACGGGCAGTCTGCGGGAGTTCCTCCCATGCAAGACCGAGAACGAGGTCTACCTTCACGCTTTCAGTGAAGACAAACGTGTGATCGTTGGGATCGTACAGCTTAGTACCACGCTGAACCCACGGCTTCTCCCACCTATCGTCCCCCACAGGGTCCACTCTAAGTGTGTTAGCGGGGAGGATTAGGTTACTGTTGCCGTCTGGCGTGATCTCGTATTCAGCGTCTGTGTTGAACCACCAGCCTCGCTTCTGTACCTTGCGGGAGTGGTCACGGAGAAGCCGCACACACTGTTGCACATCAGCGTTGCCAGTGTCGATCGAAGACACCTGGCCCTCACCGATAGCATTCAGCATCTCGTTGATGGCTTCTAGTTCTGTAGTGAGAGCAATAGCGTCCATGTTGTCCAAAGAAAAAAAAGCCGAGGACCACCCGAAGGCGATCCCCGGCGGGGTTAATGTTGATTAGGCGCTCTTGAACTCGAACGCGCATTCGGGCCGAAGCAGACCATGGCCACACGCATACTTAGCAAGCAGCAGCGTGGACTGACGGCGAGCATCCCAGACGCTCTCAGAGCGAACGTCCATGAGCTTCACCGTACCAACGGCCCACGGATGCCAACCGATGGCGACAGTCGTGGAGTAGTTGGCGCGATAGCCAGACGGGATAGCGGTGTTCGACGTATCGTTGGCCTGAGGGACCTTGTTCGACTTGACGATGGTGACGCCAGCCACGGTGCCCATCTGGCCCGAAGCGTAGCTACCAACGCCACCCCAGTCCTTGTTGATGAGATCAGTCTTCTGAACCATCAGGTAGTACTGGGCGGGCTTCACAGCCACATAACGTTCAGCCTCAGGGAGACCCTTCTCATCGAAGGACTGAGCCATGCTGTAGATACCAGCCGCGAGGAGGGCAGCGTCCGTAGCGAAGTTGGCCTGAGTGGCCGAGCCACCGCCGTTACCGCCAGTGATCGTCGCAGAGGCGCGGGCAGCGAGGACGAGGTTACGGGCCACGTTGCGGTCATACTGATCCGCGAGGGCTTCACCCATCTGCTTCGCGTACTCACCACGGACATCGTAGTGCGACTTGAGTTCATCGATCTCAGCGATGTACTCGTTAGCCAGCAGAACGTCATCGATGGTGATCACACGCTCGTTCTGGAGGATCGAGTTGCGACCAACAATTTCGTTGCCGGGAGTGTGGTAACCAGCAGTCGCCGTGCCGATGGCCGGGAACTGGTAGGACTTACCCTGCGAGATCGACTTCACACGGTGCTTATCACCGAAGACGTTGGCAAGGTTGAAGGAGGCGAGGACTTCGCCAGAGAACATCTTAAGGAAGAGGGCTTCAGCATCGCCAGCCCCGTTAACCTGACCGACACGGGTCAGAGTTGCGTTAGACATTTAGTTTCTCCGTGTAAGGATTGAGGGAGGTTTTCACCTTCTCGAAACTCACACGCTGCACAGCGAGATTGTCCTACGATTATTCCCCCTCAGGGGAGTTCGCGGGGTCAAGAGTATCGCGTAGTGGTTCTTAGAAGTCACCGACGAGAGGTCAGTGTGACTATGGACACGGAGTAGAAAACTGAGACGGGCTGGATGCCGAAGCAGAGCCAGTTCCCGTCTGTACTTATTTGACCTTGAGTGTCTTCACAGGAAGACCAGTCGAGGTATCGATCTTGGCTGCGATCTTCACAGCCTCAGTTGCAGAGGCTCCAGCGTACATAGCCGCAAGCGCATAAGGCGCACCGCTGCCAATAGCCCAGAACTTAGCACCGCGAGGAACAGGCAGTACACTCCCATTCTCCATCTCACGTACCCGTCCTCGCGGGTCGATGATCAGTGCGCTGTACTCGCCCTTGGGAGGAGGGCACTCGTCATCACCGTAACGCACCCAATCAATAAAGGACTGACACGCTGCAACAGAACCAGCGGTCCCGATTAGGTGTTCACCGACACGCCTGATCTTCTGGTAACTACCGTGGACTTTGGTGGAGCCTAAGGTGACAAGACTGTCACTAGCGAGGACACCTTCACGGTATGCGATTGTAGTCACTGTTTCACCATCCTTACGACCTTCTCGATTGTACGTCCCCCGATGTATCCACCAAGGCACAACAACACTGTGTCGTAAGTCCATTCTAGAATAAGATCACCAGTCCTTACTGGAGGAACTCCAAACCATGAAACCAGGATTGGCATCAATAGGGAGTAGAAGAGCAATACAAAGGAGAACGATATGGCGACAATAGGACGCCAGTTTCGTTGTAGCCAATCCTCTCCAGTGATCTCTGCTTTGAGAACACTTGCTTGGGTTTCAGCAACTTCGCTGAGCGTGGAGAGAATTTCCTTTTCGACGGCAGCGCGTACCTCTGCTTCCGTTGCCTTACGGTTCTGCATTGAGACAAAGACATTCAGCACCTTGTCAATGAGGGGTCCTGCCAATAGCTTCGTCAGCAGCGCAAACACGCTAGTGCTTCTTTCCGACAGGGGTTGTGGTCATGAAGCGGAGGATCATAAACACCACAGTGGTGGACAAGATGATCCACGGCGCTGCGTCAGGACCAAAGTACTGGTCCCACTTCAGTCCACGGAAGTAGTCGAACATCTCAGCGAAGAGAGGGAGGATGGCAGACCATGTTGCAGTGATGACTGCGAAGGAATGCGTCCTCCAGCCTTTGAGCTGAGGGATAAATAGCACGGCCACAGAGACCGCAATGAGTAGAGCGATGATCCACATTATTTCCTCTTGAAGATAGCCGTGATGATTTCAAGGATCAGGAGGAAGAGCGGCTTGCGTTCAGTCACATCAGCGACCACAGGTGCAGCAATAGTTGCCCCGTTGTCGGGCTTGAGGAACAGCTTGCGTTCATCGTGACGCCTGTTCAGTAGTCCTTGGACCACCCTGCCTCCAGCCTTCTTCCATGAGAGGAAGGCATCAGCAGCACCAGATACGTCACCAGCATTGAGCTTCCTGACAAGAGAACTCTCAGAGAATGCTCCGGGTCCAATGTTGTAGCATAGAGACACCATAGCGCCTCTCATGTTCTCGTTCACCGGAACCTTCACTACATTGTCCACAACATCCATGAACACGATGAGGTCCTTCTTGAGGATTTCACCAGCTTCATCCTGAGTGATAACCAAGCCAGCCTTGACCGTAGGAGGACCAGCCCTTGAGGTATGTCCATAGCCGATAGTCCACACGCCTACGATATCACGGTAAGCAGTGAGCTTGCAGCCCTCCCACCGTTTGATGAGTGAGAGGGCATCATTGTTAATGGGTTTTGTCATTACCTAAACAGGTTAGTGGACCGAGCCACCTTCTCCTGTACCTTCCGTTTGAATGCGGGATCGTTACGATACTCAGGCTTCTGCATGTCAGCGACCATCTCAAGGTCGTTGGCATAGAAGTCACCACCAACACCAGCACCACCACCCATAGCGAGGGAGGGGTCCTGACCATTAGCAGCGACATAGGCAGACTTGAGTGCAGTCATAGCCATACGCATCTGAGAGGGGTCACCAGACGAGATCATCTGGTTGTACATTGCAGCATCAGCGTAGTTCGTAGCCGCCCACTGGATCATCTGCTGGAAGCCTTCCTGACCACCAGCGATCTGGACTACCTCGTTACGGACGCTGTCAGCTTCTCCCTGCTTGAGGCGGATGAAGTCATCCACGACAGCCTTGGGGATACCAGCTTTCTCTAGAGCGGTGTAACTCTCGTCCTTGAGCTTACCTTCAGCGAAGAACTCTTCAGACAGCTTGTCCACATCGAGGCCAGCATTGGTGACAGCCTGAGCTGCTTGCTGGTCGATAGTGAGATCACTGTTGGGAGCCTTAGGCTGTTCCTGAGAGGCGGGCTTGTCCTCAGTAGCTGCAGGAGCGGTGCCCTGCTTGAGGCGCGTCAGTTCAGCCTGTGCTTCCTTGTAGGACTTGGCGAGGTCCTCAGGGGACTTGAAGTTCTCAGGGAGCCATGCGGGGCGGTCATTCGTCGGAGACTGGGCGGGAGCCTCAGGTCCGGTCTGCGGGACGTTGATCCCTACTTCCATGTTAGAGGTTCTCGATCACAATCTTCTGATTGCCCGGACCAACAATCTCCTTCTTACCGACTACGCGGCGCTCAGAGATGTTCGGGGCAGCGGCTTCAACAGCAGCTTCCTTGGAGGGCTTGGCTGCTTCTTCCTTGGCGACAGCATCAGTGATGCCGATCTTGGTAATGTTGGCGTTAGCCACTAGGGTTTCCTTCTTGTGCTTGGTTAGCGACATCTTGTTTCATCATACCACCAGCTTGGTTGATGACCTGAGGCCCAAGCCTGTTCATCATCTCAAGCTGCATCTGCTGTTGACGTTCAGCGGCAATCTCTTCCTCCGACCTGATGAGGTTGGAGATGTCGAGATCCAGAGCAACAGCACGGCGGCTCATGTACTCACCAATGTTGAGGTACTGAAGCGCCTGAGGGCCGAGCATCTGAGCAAGACCACCAAGGAACACATCGAGCTTCTGTAGATCGTGTCCACGACCAAGAGCCTCGATACCAGTCACGATGACAGGGTTGATGCCGTTAGGGAGAGCCGGGAGCTTGAACTCAGCGGCCTTTGGTTTCTGTAGTTCTGACAGTACAGCCTTGGCAAAGGGAAGCTGGAGGTGCTGCGCGAACATGGCATAGGTGCCACCAAGCGCATCGTCCAGTTCACCAGCCATGTACCTGATCTCCTCTGCGGTGACACGATCACCATTCCGCTGGATGGCAGAGTTGAGGAGGAAGGCGAAGGCCAGGCGCTGCTCGAGGGACTTGATCATCTCCATCGAAGCGCGGAGGTCAGCCCACTTATCGAACTGGAGCATACCCACATCGTCAAGGGAACCAGCGACAACATCACCAGTCTCAGCCTTGGCAAGAGTACGGGCATTCGTGACACCACCGGGACGCACAAGAACCACGGCCTTACCAGTGACCTTAGAGGCCAGCGTGACAGACTTGGTCAGCGTCTCCAGTGACATCAGGTCACCGTAGTACTGCTCGATGTAGGAACGTCCGTAGTCCTCGCCATCCACGAAGGACCAGCGGAGGAACAGGAAGGGCATCTTGTTCTCAGGGTAGGAACCCTCAGAGCCAGCAACCTTCTTGTTGTTGAACTCTTGTTGTACCTTGTACTGCTTTGCCTTAGCGTCCCACTTGATGTGGGTGTAGAGGAAGAGGTTGGACTTGGATGCACCCTTGGCATCAGAGCGGTCACTGGTGAGGTTCTCTCCAGCGAGGGCAATGATTTCCGGGGGAGCGTTGTCTAGGTCTACACCTTCCTTGATCACAGCTTCCGTGACAAAGCCAGTGGCATCACGGCGCACAACATACTTGTCTAGGGAGAACATCCTGCCGCCGTACACAGCATCGACCAAGAGGCATACGTTGCCGCCTACGATCAGATGCTTGAAGACGGGGTCCATGATGGGACGGATTGTCTTAGCTTCCATCCACCGCTTCATGCGGTTCTCGACCTTCATTAGACCTTCAGCGACTACTGTCCTGAGAGCATCTCCTGACGCACCCTGCGCCTGTGCCAGTTCATCTAGCTCCGCATCCCCTAGCTGCATACGAGCAAAGGGAGCATTGACAGGGAAAAGCGAGAGGAGAAGCTTAGATGCAAGATTGTTCACGCCACGCGCACCAAGAGACTGGTATGGTGTGTCGTATGTTGAACTCTCGTTTGCACCCTCAAGGGGGAAGAGGTGAGGGATCGTGAGCTTTGCACAGCTTCGCGCCCTCTCCAGATATGTATTCCTCTTCCCTGACAGAGCCTCATACCGACTTGAGGCAGTCATCAGTTATTCCTTATTGTTATCGCGGGATATTCAGACCACCGACAGGGATGGTCAGCGAACTACGCCCACGCCGCTTGGCAGAAAGCTGATCACCCTCACCATAGCCCTCGTCAATCACCGGGGTCTGGGGCTTCTCATCAGCGGGGGGTGGCGGGGGTGGCGGGGGGGCCTTGGGTGTCTTAGGGGTTTTCATGCACATTGAGGGGGTCCTCGTTCTGTTGTTCTTCGTAAAGCGCCCTCAGGTGCGAGATGACCTCCATCGCTCCCCTAGCACGGTGTACTTGTGCAGCAATGTGGAAGGGATGGGTTTCATCTGTGGTGTGGGGAGGACGGGGGGAGTAGACCTGATCGAGGTAATCGAGGAGGTCCTTGGGAATAGGTGGAGCCTTAAACATAACTGTTGGTTCCTGTTATATGGGGGAGAAGATTAGGGTTTTACCCCTAACCTTCTGACACCATTGGATAATCACTTCTCTAGAGACCGCACCAGACGGTCCAGATACCAGCGGGCCTTCTTCAGGTCCTCTAGCTTCTTCCCTTTGAGTGGCGCACGGGACACATACTTGAGTACATTGCCTACCAGTGGGGCTTCCTTGCCGGGATAGAACTCGCACACCTGTTCAATGTATTCGATTGTCTCCACCTTCCCTGAGTTGTAGTGGGATGGATTGTTGACTGCATCCATAGCTTCCTTCGTAGGAATGCCGAGAGGATTAGGGTCGTAGTAGTCCCCCATGTAATGATCTCCTACTGGCGTGTTCTTCACGTGGCCGAAGCCATATCTGTCGGTAACCAAAGCTTCACCTCCTTCTTCCTGTAGTCATAGTCAGTCGCCCTGAGGATGCGGGCGCACCTAGCTTGAACAAGAGCGTCATCCTCAGTCAGCCCCTTCTTCTCATAGGCAGCAACAACAGCTTTCCATGAGGGGTCTTCCAGTACCTTCTCAGCACCCTTGGGGCCACATCCGGGGAGACCGGGGTAGCCGTCAGTGGTGTCACCAGTGAGTGTCTGGTAGAGGTGCCAGTAGTCAGCTTCCTCAGTTGAGTAGAAGACTGGCTCATCGTCCTTGTCAGGGTTCCATACGTAGCCGGGGATGGTCTTCATGTCCTTGTCGATGGAGACGATGATCTTCTGCCCACGGATAGCGGAGGGGTGGGTGGCAAGGATGCCGAGAATGTCATCGCCCTCAAGACCAGGACGCTGGTAGCTTTCCCACACGCCCTCCATCCACTGCTTGAGTGGCTTGTAGGCTAGAGGCTTCCGCTTGGACTTACGGTTCCCCTTGTAGTCAGGGTAGACGGTCTTGCGGAAGTTGGTGCTGTCGGAGAAAGCAATGACGGCATCAGCAGAGAACCTCTCCTGCCACCCCATTACCTTAGTCTCGACCAGAGCCTTGGCCTCATCGAGGTTGGAGTGAAGGGTCCACAGGTCTTCACCCCAGTCGATTTCTTGTTCAATTGCGGATGTAGCTTCGTAGCAGACGATGTCACCATCGATCAGCAGCGTCAGGTGTTCCAATGCTTATCCTCCTCTTCCTCATCAATGAACGCTTGCGGGATGCCGTACTTCTCACGCACGTATGGCGCATACTCATCGAGCCAGAGACGCTCGACAGCGGCAGGGGCATCGTCACGCCACACGCGCTTGAGCCAGTTGATTATCGTTCGCAACATTAGAACCTCCTATATGTGGGACGAGTTGGTTAAAGAGATGGCGGGCTTCGTTTGCGTTCATCTCGTACCACTCACCACTGACCTCTTTGTAGTGTCGGTGGAAAGCAGCCTCGATAGCGTGAACGTCATCAACGTGGACGGACCACTCCAGAACAAAATCACGGAATGGGCTGTAGGTCTGATAAGAGGCGAACCGCTTATTGACATCGACGGCCTTACCTACCTTCGCCATTCCCGGCCATGCAGGGTTAGTGATGCAGTAGATGTAGCCAGCCTTGGACTTGTCATCCTCGACCAGAGCTTCACCGAAGAACCCATCGATGATGTAACGTCCTGCTTTCCAGAGAGGATGTTTACGGGAGACATATTGCCCATTAACGAACATACGGTTAGAGTTATGCTTCTTGTTGAAGCAATCCATACAGCTATAATGACGGTTATCTTGGAAGTGCTTGGTCCAGTTATTGCCAACCACAAGATCGACGCCACAATCAAAGCACTGCATTAATGAGTTTCCTTCCAGTTCATTCCAACCTCATAGTTACCAGCCAGCGGACACTTGAACCCAAGCTTCTCGCCAGCCTTCTTGATTGCATCAGCAGCGGTCTTACCGACCACCTCAGCGATGTCAGGTCTGCACTCAATCTGAACTTCGTCATGTACTGTAGCGACGAACTCATAGTCCCAGCCCGGAACGTATCCAGCAGCCTGAAGGTCTTCATCCATCGTCACCTGTGCCACCTTCATCGCAACAGCCCCGGCGCTCTGTAGAAGAGTGTTCAGTGCTGAGTGTGTAGAGCGGCAGGACAAGCGACGACCATCGATCCCCTTAAGTCCACCTGTAGCCTTCACCTTCGCAGCCACCTTCTCAGTGAGGGTGCCGAGCGCAGGAAGATTACGGAGGAACTTGCGGCGTGACTTCTGACCAGCCTTGCGGATGTCTTCGTCACTACCCTTGGCTCCAAGGATCAGGCCAAGCTTGTGGTCACCAGCGCCGTAGATGAAGGCGTAGAACCAGGTCTTAGCCATGTCGCGGTGTGTCGTAGGATCGGAGCCTATAGCCCTACAGTTGACCGAGTGCATGTCCGTACCCTTGGACTTGTCACCCGACAGTACGACTTCAGTGTATTCACCGTTGTCATAAGCGGCCATGTAGTGAGCAAGGCAGCGAAGCTCCAAGGCGTCAGCGTCACAGCCCACAAGCTTCCATCCCTTACGTGGGACGAACAACTCACGGAAGCGTTCCCCGTAAGGAGAACGGTTGGCAGGGACCTGGGCCATGTTGGGCTTGCGATGCGTCATGCGTCCGGTAACAGCACCGTTGGTGATCACCTCACCATGGATGCGTCCGTTACGCTCACGCTTCATCAGCCCTTCACCGCCTTCAGCCAACTGACCGAGACGCTTCTGGATCAGGAAGTACTCAGCCAGTAGCTTGGCCTCAGGGTAGTCGAGGGACGCAAGAACGTCATCGTCTACCTTAGCCTCACCACTGTCAGTGAACTCCTTTGGTTCCCAGCCATGCTTCTCCTTGAGGACCTTGGCGATGTGGTGTCTAGAGGATGGATTGAACTCCACCGTCTGGGCCTTGTAGGTAAGCTGGCCCTTCACATAACCGCGTGTCTTGTTGTTCGTCTTGGGGACGAAGGGGGTCTTCACTTCCCACGGCGGGAACATAGTCATCAACTGCTTCTCAAGCTCGATGCGTTTGACGAGAAGCTCCTGATGCAACTGCCCTGCCTTCTGCATGTCGAAACCAAAGCCGTTCTGTTCCTGACGGAAGATGACCTCAGCGACACGATGCTCAAGCTCGATGCAGTAGTCAGAGTATCCGTGTTGCTCCTTCCGCTCCATCAGCTTGTGGTACAGCTTGGCGGTAACCTCGATGTCCTGTTCGCAGTAGTCCTGCATCTCCTGCGACCACTCAGCCCATCCACCCTTGTAGTCACCCTTGTACTCACCGATGCGGTAGCCGAAGGCTTCCAGTGAGTAGCGACCAATGAGCTTCTTGGGGAGCTGTCCCTTCTCAGCGAGACCGTAGTCCATCTTCGCAATCTCAGGGAAGATGAGACGGGCAAGGATCAGGGTATCCATCAGCTTGGCCTTGGGCTTGAACCAAGGGTACACCTTCTGGATAGCGGGGATGTCGAACTTGAGGATGTTGTGGCCGATGAGGACATCAGCCTTCATCAACAGCTTTACACCAGGATCGATGCTGTGGGGGTTACATGAGAGTACCTCTCCAGTGTCGAGGTCCTTAATCACCAGACAGTGGATGCGGTCCAGTTCATCGAGGAGACCATTGGTCTCAATGTCGAATACGAGTGTTGTCATTACGATCTCCCTTAGAGAAAGAAAAAGGGACCCGAAGGCCCCAGTTGTTGATTTAATGTGGCGACCCGCGATCAGATAGTAGCCTTCGCGTACCTCCTGATCTTCCCCTGTTGCCTGTTACGGCTGGCCTATCCCTCACTGCCACTATTGTCACCGATACAATACCCATCCCACTTACTATCGCAGGACAGGTCCATACATGGGTGAAGCAACAGCAAGCAGCTAGTCACCACAGCGACTAGTGTTACTAGGATGTGCGTCTCCTTCTAGTTGTTCATCAGTGCGGGCCAACTAACAGGGAACGGTGATCTTACTCATCGTCCTCCTTATCGTGTTCAGCGATTGCCTGTTCAGCAGCGGTGCGGAGTACTGACATCAAACCAATCCGCATGAACTGGTACATGGTGTCATCGTCCATCTCGAAAAGGATACGACAGCCACCATCAGCAGTGTCGTGGATAGAGACTACTTCTATTCGCATGTCTTCTTCCCTGTCTCCTTGTCAATGTAACAAGCTGCACCCTCACCTTCCTGAGGTGCAGCGTTGAGGATACCCATACGCTTACCAGCAGCACGGAACGTGGTTGCTCCTTTGCAGCCACCCTTCCATGCCCTCATGTAAACGTCCTTGAACTCGTCGAAGGTTACGTTGTCACCGACATTACAAGTCTTGCTGACTGCGCTGTCGATCCACTCAGACACAGCAATGAGTGTGTCCACGTGTTCGGTTACGCTGCACTGGTCGGCGGTTCGACCACGAACACCGAATACGCGCACCCCATAGTCATCAACTCGTTCAACGCGGGGTCCTTCGTATGTCTGGATTGTTCGGTCGAACCCGTAGCTGAACACTGGTTCGATACCGGACGAGACATTGTCGGCAGCGAGGGAAATAGTTCCAGTTGGAGCGATGGAGGTGAGGTGGGAGTTTCGGATACCGTGTTCTTCGATTGCATCTTTCACATCCTGATCAAGCTTCTCGATGAAGGAGCCAGCGAGGTACAGGCTCTTGTCGAACAGCGGGAATGGTCCCTTCTCCTTCGACAACATAGTGGAAGCCCTGTAGACCTCATTGGTGAAGTAGCGGGTCAACGTAGACAGGTACTTGATGAACTCCGGGGAGCCGTACTGGTAGCCGAGAGCTTCCAGAGCGTTGGCAACTCCGGTGAACCCAAGGCCCATCCTTCGCTTCGCCTTAGCTTCCTCATACTGTTCAGTAAGAGGATACAGCGCACGATCCACGATGTTGTCCATAGCGCGGACCACAACAGGGATGTCCTTGTCGAACTGTTCAAAGTCGAAGTAGTACACTGGTTCACTGAGCGAGGTGTGTTCAGCAACCTTGATGTATTTCACCAGATTGAAACTCCCAAGCAGACACGCACCGTTGGGAGGTAGTGGTTGTTCTGCACCAATCTAGATCACCGATTTGCAGTGTATGATCTAGATGTGGACTGTCGCATCTACGGGCAGTAGACGGCTTTAGTTTGTTAGTTGGTTTGTGTGGTTGAGATAGTCTTTTTCGAGGTAAGTCTTGAGCGCGTGACAGTTCTTACAGAGAACCTGACACTTCCGCATCTCCTCTTTGATCCTTGCTAGGCTCCAAGAAGGTTCAATCGCTCGACTGTTCGATTTGATCTGTCTGTTCCGTTTGTCCTGCGGGTTGACATGATCTAAGTCGTACTGGACTGGATGTAGGTGTTTAACCCCACACGACACACACCCCTTCATTGTCTTATATCGGGACATGAAAGCTCTGGTGTATCGTCTGTGCTTGCGTAAGCGATCCAACGTACAAGTTTTACAAGTGTGTTGTGGACCGATACGATTACCGCCTCTGAAGGCGAACTGATCCTGTGTAAGATGCTTCTTACAACAGGGGCATTCTTTTGTTTCTATTGTACATACTCCAGATAGGAGCCGTACTGCCCGTAGCCTCTCCGCTCAGTCTCTCACGCTGGCATTACCCTTGCGCCCTGTCGTTCCTGCAAGAACTTCCAAGTCAATCAGGAGAGGTTTTAAATCCGCATGTGTGGTGAAGTGTTCTCTTACGGATTGGTGGCTGCGATGTCTTCGCAGTACCACAGGTTATTCATCTCGTTGATGCGGTCGATGAACAGAACTCCCGGCTCAGCCCAGTCCCAAGTGGAGCGCATGATCTCGTTCCACAGGTTCAGAGCGTTGATGGTCCGGTACTTCTTTCCGTTCCACACCAGGTCGAAGCCCTCGTTCTTCTCAACAGCTTCCATGAAGGCATCAGTGATACCGATGCTCACGTTGAAGTTGGTGAGATGATTTGTATTCTGCTTAGCTCTGATGAACTCCTCAATGTCAGGATGGTCCACCCGCAGCACACCCATCTGTGCCCCTCGCCTGTGTCCAGCGGATGCCACTGTCCCACACACTGCGTCAAATATCCGCATGAACGACACCGGACCCGAAGCGGGGGAGCCAGTCTTTGCGATAATGTCTCCACGCGGGCGGATGGTTGAGAAGTCATAGCCAATACCACCTCCAAGTCTCATCGTCTCAGCAGCAAACTTAGCTACGTCCATGATACCAGACATACTGTCAGGGATCGTCGGAGACACGAAGCAGTTAAACGGAGTTACTTGTCGAGCGGCACCGACAGCAGCTTGGATACGACCAGCCGGAAGAAATCGCTGATCAAGTAGGATGTCACGAATAGCATGGAAGTGCTCGTCACTATCCTTCATACCGTCAGCGATACGAGTACACTTGTCACGGTGGACCTCGCCTTCCTGACGATACTTCATCGTGTCGATTTCGATAGAGATTGGGAGGGTGGGACCCTGCATTCTTATATCCTTATGGAAGAGTGGTGTTCTTTTGTTCCTGCACCAGCCTCGCCAGCCATCCATTGATGCCAGCGAGAACGGGGCCTGTGATGAGAAGAGGACGTCCAAGATCAGCGTGTTCAAGCATGATCGAAGGATGCCCATTGTAGTCGCAGCGGGTGAACTTGCACCCGCCGCTGCCATCTATGAGGACAGGAGTGTCTCTCTTAGAATGGACTATCGGTATCTCCTTGTCCCGCATGTGGGACCTCCTTTGTAAACGGATCATCGAGCGCCTCAGTCAAGCGGCCACTCTCCTGATCGTAGATCAACCATCCGGCGAGACCAGTCTCACCAGTGTATCTGTTCTTCAAGACACGAAGGACGTTCACGTTCTTAAACCGCTCGTCCTGTTGGTTACGCTCCACACCAACGACAAGGTCAGCAAGTTGAGCGATGGCATGAGAACCACGAAGTTGAGCGAGGGAAGTCTGCGCCCCTTCCTCATGTCCCTTGTCGCCACTAGGGCGCTTGAGGTGGGACACAATGTGGAGGACGATCCTTGTCTCCATCGCCACAGTCTTAAGCTTGGTCATCAGGTTGTCGAGCATTCGACGCTCGTCACCGTCTTCCTCACCGGAGATCACAATAGAGATATGATCAAGGACAACCATAGTACAGCCGCAACTGACAGCAAGATACCGTATACGGGAGATGATGTTATCGATATCAGTACTACCAAAGTGATCATAAAGATAAACGCGGCCAGTTCCCAACGTGAGATCATACGCAAGCTTCTTCTCCTCTGCGGTTGTCTGCTTCCAATACTTCCTCAGACGCTTGCTGATGGACAGCCCCATCAGATCACGCGCTGCCATCTTCACGCTTTCCTCAAGCCTGATGATGCCGACTGTGTCACCGTTCTGGATCATGCTCCATTCGATCTCACGCACCATAGCTGACTTGCCGATGCCTGATCCCGCAGTCCACACGATTACCTCGCCGGGGCGGAAACCGAGTGTCATCTCCTGTAGCTTCTGCCAAGGGTAGTGATGAGCGAACTCCTCATCATCCTCGAACACCAAGTCCTCGATGTCCTTGCCATTGAGGATACCGTCAGGACGATAGGTCTTCGCATCATAGATGGCGTTGATAAGTTCCTTGTCTCTGTCAGCAACGTACATGTCGCTGGCGTCCTTCAAGGGAAGGCTGACAATCTTGGCCTTACCGGGAGGGAGCATAGACGCTACTTCAGCAGCGGCCTTGCGTCCTGGTTCGTCCATGTCGAAGCAGACTACCACCTCCTCGTAAGAGGTGAGCCACTCATATGCCTTCTTGATATCGTTCCTTGCACCCTGTGCGCCACTGATCAGGGACACTACAGGGTAGCGATTACCAAACGCCTGACTGACAGTGAGACAGTCGATCTCACCCTCAGTGATAATCACCTTCTTGCCGCCATCACGGAAGAGGTGTTGCCCAAAGAGTAGAGCGTTGGACTTGTCACCAAACCAAGGGAAGCTCTTGTCCTTGGTACGGACATGTTGAGCTACGATGGTTCCTTCAGCGTCACGGTAGTGGGCAATCTGTACAGGCTGACCTGACAGTTCACCGATGGTGTAGTTGTACTTCTCACATGTAGCTTGGGTGATCTTCCTCTTGGCGAGAGGCTTGTGATCTCCAGCGTCGATAAGGTTCTTCACTCGTCTCTCCTTGGGTTGATCGACTTCACCATCTCCCCGCTCCCGGTAGCCACAGCCGAAACACCAGCCGTGACCATCCGAGTAGCGGGCGAGGTTGTCGCGTGAACCACAAGAGGGACAAGCTTCCTTCCTGATGAAGGTGCTGTCGCTCTCGTTGGTCATTAGTTCACCGCGTCGAGGGCGTAGACATCTTCCACGGTGTCATTGAAGATGCTGATCAGCGTATCCTTTGGAACACCGATACCACGTGCAATCACAGCAGAGGCAGTGATGGTGGCAGTAAGTGCCTCAGCGGGATCAGCATCAAGGCCCTTGAAGATGTCAAAGAGGAGGTTGGTATAAGAGAGGGACTGTTCAGCCTTGTCTTCGAGATTGTTATCCATTGTGTGTCCTTATCAGTTAACTACGGGGGTGTCGGAGTTGTATACAATCTCAGCGATGCGGTCTGTCGCAGCACTGAAGACCTCCAGCGGGATACCAGAGGACCTGTTGAGGATGGCGTTAGCCATTGCAGTCGCTGAGAGTACCTCCTCCAAAGTCAGGCCAGCACCTACTGCTGTACTAAGGATTTCCTCTGCGCGTTCACGAACCCTCTCCACACGATCTTTCTTCAACGGTTATCTCCTGATCCAGTGATGACCTTCCGCTTCGCACGGTCAGCCAGTTTGTCGATGTTCATCTGAGCGATGTCGGCCAGCGGCATCTCAAGCTCATCAGCGATCATGGCGATGTACCAAAGGACATCACCAATCTCAGCGGCAAGCTTCTCCTTGGCAGGGTGAGACAGGCGTCCGTGATTGTAAGGGTTGCGGTACTTCTCGTCGCCCCTGTGGAACCGCTTCATGACCCCGGCCACCTCGCCAGCTTCCTCAGTGAGGCCGTGAACGAAGTGGTCGAGGCTGTTACCCATCGCAGTCTTGCGGGCCGCAGTCTGGTAGTCGTTCATGTGCATCAGATTGCGTGTCCCTTATCACCGACAGTCAGGCACAATGCGTTCCAGTCCTTGATCTCACCGGACCCCTTCGCTTCCTCCATCATCTGGACGAAGGCTTGCTTATTGGTCTCGCAGTTGGGAACAGGCATGGCTTCCATCTGGAGTTCACCAGTGGAGGTGACGATGGAGATGACGAGGAAATAGAGCGGTCCCATTAGAGTTCCTCCGTGTTCAGTTCGTAGCGGGCGTAACGCTGACCAGTCGCATCCTTCTTGAGGACAGAGCTGATCGGCACACCAAGTTCCTTGAGATCAGCGATGCGGCGCGGTAGGGCGCGGCAACGATAGAGGGCCTGGGCCTCGACGTTGGTGATCGATCCCTTGTTCAGAAGGTGATCGAAGATCAGGTCGAGCATGGGCTTCTTGTTGAGGGTCTTCATTAGGCATGTCCTCTCATAAGGTCCGCAAACGCGGTGCCAGTTGCTTTCTCGATTGCTTGGATTGCGCGAGGATCAGAGGGTTCAGCTATCCAGTCCTTAGGGACCAGCCTAGCTGCGAAAAGAAACCCGTAGTCCTCACACCACTTGGCGTAAGTGGTCTTGCTTGTCTTGCTGATACGTTGGTTAGGGTTTGAGAAGACGAAGCGAACGTCGAGGTCTGGATACTCAGCCGCGATGTGCTTGTGCTTCTGCCTATCAGCAGTCACGAACCTCCCCTTGGTCTCGATGATGATACCGTTGGGAAGGATGAAGTCAGCACAGTAGCTCCTCGTCTTGAGCGGAGGAGTGTATCTGATCTTCGCACCCTCGTAGATGATAGGGACGGATAGGCTGCGGAGTTGATCCGCAACCTTATCCTCTAGTCCACTACGGTAGCCTTCGATCAGACCTCGCTGATCAGAAGTCTTCTTCGCCATCATCTTCAGATGTGGTGTCAAAGCCTTCCTTGGCAGCAGGAGCCATGCTCTCGTCGTACTCGAAGCCTTCCTCCTTGCTGAAGCCGTAACCCTCAGCGTTACCACCATCACCGGAGCGAAGCTCGATGATCTGGACAGCGTTGAGGTAGAGGCCAACACCAGCGGTGCCAGTACCGACGATGAAGTAGGGAGCAGCTTCAAACGAAGCCTTACCTACAGTGCCACCCCAGATCGACGGCGGGTTCTTGATGACCTGTCCCTTGGCGTCAAAGATGGTGGGCTTGCGAGACCACGGCTTGCCAGTCTTCCTGTTCTTGCCTGACGCTGTCATCTTGATCTTGAAGATGATGTTACCAGTCGGCTCCTCAGTCTCCTTGTCGAACTCCTCAGTGTACAACTGGTTCACCGACAGTTCCTTCAGCTTCTTGCGCTGCTGAACGGAGAGCTGATCGAACTTGGCCTGACCTTCCTCAACTGCCTTATCATGGACAGGCTTGAGCTTCTGGATCAGGGGCCGCGCTTCCTCAGCGGAGAGGATAAGCTGGACAGAGTATTCACCCTGCGGCTTGGGGTAGTTGTCGTTACCGAAGTCCGGCTCATTCAGACGGGGGTAACGGAAGGTGGCCTTGGGAGAAACAACCTTGGTGGTTTCACGCTTCTGCATCTTGTCAGTCATTCAATGTTCTCACTAGTGGGAGTTAATGGTCAAAGGTAGAGAGGTCGATCCCGGCCTCAGCCAGTTCGATCATCAGGTCCAGAGGGAGAGGCTCACCATCAGCGATGTATTCCTCAGCCCTCTCGATCAGCAGTTCAAGATAGTACCGCATCGTTCACAAGCTCCTTCTCAATGTACATGCGTGCAGCGTTGAATTGGTCCTTCGCTACGATCTTCTCGCTGTTGATCATGTTAGAGATCGTGGAGAGGGCGGTGCCAGGATGGACACCGTACACACCACACAGCATGAGGAAGAAGGCAGCGGCCCCGAGTACCTGTTCCTCAGGGTGGAACCTCTGGACCGCATCAGTGACAGCCATGCAGCACCGAGAGGTTTCGAGGGAGGAAGCGTTGGTTAGTTTGTCAATCATGCTTGAAGTATCCATCCTTCTTGAGCGCACCGACGATGATGCCACGTACCTTCCTGTCCTCCCCCTTGGTGAGGGAGGATCGGTCGATCTTCGTGCCATCTACCTCGATGGAGTTGCTTGCAGCACCCATGCGGATCGTGATGTGGGCCATTGGTGATCTCCTGTGAATGTTGGGTAGGGCTAATATGGGGGAGAAGTTCCCATAAATGGGACTATCATGCGAAAAAGAAAGAGCTTTCCAGCACTCCGTTGATGTCCAGCTTCCCTTTATCAGGGACAGGCGGGAGGTTCTTCGCCACGCGAGGACCAATGGCATCAGCCACCCGTTCCCTCAGTTCCTCCAGCACATCATGGTCCGTGTACATCTGGACGAAACTGGTGCGGATACAGGCACCGAGCATGTCCATGTCACAGGCCAAGGTTCCGAAGCTATCGTGGACCACAGAGAAGGAAGTGATCCCCTGATCGAGGGCGAGGTTCACCATCCCAACCAGTGCCGCAGCGTCAAGGCTGTGGACGAAGTTTGGAGGCAGCCCTTGACCAGAGCGCCTTCCATCCACGGTGTCCAGTTTGGGTTCGTAGGAGGCATAGTGAACCCGCTTCCCCATAACCAGAACATCAGTCCTCCCCATCTTCATATCGAAGTACTGTTGCAGCACAGGCCACCCTGACGGGGTCACCCATGACACATGCTCCTTCTTCTTGGACATGACAGAGGCAAGCTTGCGGAGGTATGCCATCCCCTCCTTGGCTGCCACAACCACATCACCAATGCTGTTCCATACCAACATGGCAATCTGATCCTCACGCTCCTTGTCGAACGAATGTCCACCCTCGCGGAGAGCGGCGCGGACATAGTCCTTGCAGGATGCGAACGTCCCACCATAGGGAAGCACCATGACAGGACGCTTGGCAACGCTGCGGGTCACGATCCCCTTGAGAGTGGGGTCTTTCGCCACGGTGACGTTAGCGACACGGCCATAGATGTCCTGCGGTGTGTCCATAGGTACAAGGTTGGTAGCCTCGCCACCGATGGGATCACGGAGCATGGCGCTGTAGTGCTGAAGTCCGTTACAGCTACCATCCACGGAGATGGGGAGGTGGGTCACGAATTCCACTCCTTCCTCCATGTACCCTGCCCACTCATAGCAAGCGGCAAGGAACAGCCAAGGCTGGTCGGCCTCGATCCACCAGCGATTGCTCAGTGGGTCTTCAGAAACCTGGCGGATGCTCTCCTGATTATCGATGGTCCAGTTGATGCGTTCCGCCAGCGAGACCTTATCCACCCCAAACGTGTTCGCCACATGGATGGCAAGCCATGCCACCCCTGCTTCACCGATGGGCCTACCTTCAGCGAACTTCAGCAGTCCCTTCTGGTAGTCCGTACCTTGAGGGTTAGGACCAGCGCCTTGGGCATACAGGCGACCACGGAAGTCACACTGATACACATAGTACACTGTCTTGTCCTTGAACTCCTCAGCAACATCGATGGTGCGCTTGAGGTTCAGCCTACGGGATACCTGCTTGACACGCTTGATGTGTACCTCTCTGGTCTGACGCTTCCACTCCTTCAGTACGTCAGGGTCAGTGTCCATGTTGGGAAGACGGGGAGGTAGCTCCACATCCTTGATCACAGGGAGGATGTCCCAGTCCAGCCCCTTATCCCAGAGATACTGCATCACCTTCAGCACAGGCTGGTTGATCTGCCACCCAGTGGACTGGACAGCATTGATGGCGCGGTAGACAGCGGGCATGTCTGCCTTCTCCAGCAGCTTCAGCCTGTCCTTCTTGTGGAAGGCAGTGAGGATGTTGTACTTCTCCCTCATCTGTTCAGTGTGGTACCCACCATTGTACGGAGTGGACCACGGCAGGGGCTTCTCAATGCAGGGAAGGACCACAGGCTTGGTCTCCTCCATGATGTCGGTGGTCTGCTCAATCCATTCCAAGGTGCGTTCTGAGAGGGTGAGGTGGTACTCCACACCGCGAGACCCATCACGCTCGATGATACCTCCACAATCCAGCAAACACTGGATCACAACATAGCCCACAGAAACCTTCATCTGGTGGCTCCAGTGGTTCCACTTGTCATCCTTGTTTTCCATTGTGTGGACAACCACTGCACGGATGGTGGCGAGATTGTTGGTGTGCTGCTTCTTCTTCTTCATCACATGATCAAGGAGACGCTTGTGCTTAGTGGCGAAGGCTTTCACCCTGCACTCATGCTCCACCCATGAGCCAATTGAGGCGGCTGCCCTATGCTCAGGGCAACCACCCCTGCCCATGATCAGATCGAAGATCACCCGCACACCGATATAGGCTGCAAGTTCAGGCTCCACATCAGACAGAGGCTTGTACGCCTGTGGCCACCGCCCCTTACCATTCTCAGCGATGTCCTTGAGCCATGCTGTGATGTTCTCAGCGACAGGATGGTAGAGGTTATCGACAATGCGTGAGGTGGCACCAGTGCTTGCCATCTGCCCACGGTCCCTCTCCTTCGCCAGCCTAGCCCTAAACCTCTCCTTGCCAAGGTCCAGCATCTGCGCTTCCAAGTCGAGTTGGTTCTCACATACAGGATCGAGATAAATATGGGTCATTCGGTTCTCCTTATTGCCCATGAAATCAATGGGTTACCAAGGGAACCTCCCACCTATGGGTCGAGGGGTAGAGATACATCATCTCTAAGGTGGGAGGGTATTCCCCTTTAGTAACAATGGCTTAGATCAGTTTCTTCTGAGGACCTGCGCCAGGTTTTCCATGCCCTTGCGGGTGGCTTTGACGTAACGCTGTGTAGTCTGGAGGTTCTTGTGCCCTGCCCACTTCTGGATGAGCAGCACGTTGTCGGTAGCCTCAGCGAGGCGGGTGATGGCGGTGTGCCTGAGAGTGTAGACCACCACATCCTTGCCCATGCCTAGGCTGTCCCGCGCCTTGGTGAACTCGTCGGAGTACTTGGAGTAGGTGATGCTACCACCTGCGTCGAAGTGCTTGCGTAGCCTCACGGCGGCGGCCTTGGCATCGGGCGAGAGGATGATGGTGCGATCATCCCCATTCTTTGTGTCCATCAGGGTGAGTTCATCTCCCTGCACATGCCACTCCCCTTTGACTACCTCTCCCGGCCTGATCCCTGTGTCCATGAGAAGGATGGTCAGGTCGCGCCGCTCAGGTCTGGACCACGGATAGTTGACCAGCCCCTCCCTCTCCCCATCAGTCAGAACGCGCTGACGAGGCTTACCTTCCTTCTGCAAGGGTATCTCCACACGCTGCACCTTGGGATCAAAGCGCCTTGCTACAGTGAACATCTTGGACAGGGCCGAGAGGTAGCGGTTGATGGTGCTGCCTGTCAGATCACGGGCCTTGAGATGGTCTGTGAAGTCCAACACCTTGCGGTAGTCCAGTGTCCTGATGTCAGTGTCATCCCCGAAATAGTCGAGGACTTCATCAGCCATGGCAACCAGCCTGTGCTTGGACTTGGCGTCCTGCCAATCGGTGCGCCTTGCTTCGTTGAGTATGGTCTTGAGCTTCATGTTTCCATCACCTTGTTGATGTCCTGCTGTAGCTTCTTGCCCTTAGGTGTCAGCTTCACCCTCTTGATCCGGCTGTCATGTGCATCCTCATAGGTCTCCACTAGACCAAGACCTGGTCTGTTCCGCGCACGGTCACCTCGCTCAGTGAGGGTAAGCACATGCCGAGAGGCTGATGAACGTGTGAGTTCTGTCACCTTCTCGATCTGCTTGATGGTGCTGTCCGGGTACTGCATCACGTACAAGAATACGAGGACTGTTGATGCCGATAGGCTGTCGCTAGGATCAAGTCTACGGATCAATTCGATGGGCAGTATGGCTTTCATATAGCTGTGAGTTCTAACGTCTCCCATAGTGGTTCCTCTGTGTTTACGCCTGTGACTTGCTTGAGCAGCCACACAGGCCATTGTTTGTTGCCGTTAGCATCGATGGTTTTGCCCCCACAGAATGCCCGCTCAAGGTCACCCTCAAGCGCAGCGATATACGATACGGGATCATCCTGCAAGTCGAGGACATCCCTGTCGTAGGACTGCATAAAAATAGCAGCAGTCATAAGTTGCGCGTCTCTCATCATTCAACTCCTAGTGTTCGGCCTGTTCTACGCTCCTATTTACAGGCTCTCTGCTTCAATCCCCGCTCGACCATCGGTCAGTGTGAGCGCGGGGTTTCATTAGTGGCCGTCTAGACCAAGAGTTAATCTCTTGGCAAGCTCAAGAATAATTTGCGCGTCCTGCATAAAAGTTCAGGAGCTTGCCGTGGTCCAAGAGCAGTCTAGTGAGGACCTCCTTGCTCACCTTGATCTGTCTAGTGTTGTCTCTTGCGCCGTTCACCTCGCCCCATAGGTGATCCATGTCGTCTGAGGTGGCGACAGTGTCGATGAGTTGCCTAGCCATTGCGGCCTCCCTGTTAGATTAAGCCAGCCTTGCGGAGTTGATCCTCAAGACCTGTCGGTTCCCACGTAACCTCATCAGTCACAGGGTGACGCTTGATCAGGTGCGCTTGTTCGAGACGAGACCAATCGGGTTGGAGGATCCCAGCGTATCGCTGTTTGATGGTTCGGAGCGATGTCTTCACTTGCTCTCCTCCGCAAGGTATGCAGCCCAGATGTCGCGGGCTTCAGGCGTGTAGTTGCCAAACTTGATGCCCATCTGGGCCATCTTGATGCGGGCAGACTTGGACTTAGTCTCGCGGCGCATCTGCGCGATGAACTCTTGCGCTTCCGTGGCGGTCTGGGGCGGGCGGCACGGGCGCAGTGAGGTAATCTTCGTCTTCATACTGGTACTCCTTTGCAGATGAATGTGATTGACCAGAGGGTGAGGAGGAACAGTCTAATCAGCGGAGGCATAGCGGTGTCCCTCCACTATGTACTTGCCTTCCCTCCGCACCATCCGAATGGCTGTGTCATAGGCCATAGGATCATAAGTCATTAGGGTGCGGAGCTTGAACTCCACAGCCTCAAGGTAGGTGTTGAACTCCATGTAGATGTGGATCATGTTTCTTTACCTTTTACTTGCTAACTTGGTGGAGTGCCATCACAGCGATGGCGATGAGGGAGATGACGGCGCAGATGATGAGCTGGTTCATGCTCAGATGACCCCATAGGCAGAGACCCTGCGGTCAGGGCAGAGGTAGGCGCAGCGTGAGGCACGGACGGGCGCGCCTGTGGCTACATCAGTGAACGTGCCCCCCTTGTAGGGATTGTAGGTGACCCCCACAGAGGCACCGCCCTCTTCCATGTTGAGGTCAAACAAGGTCTTGTCCCCGCAGAGCTTGTGTGCCCTCCAATCGGTCCCTGTCCAGCTTTCGAGGATACCCACGGCCCCAGCGTGGACGTTCTTCTTCTTCTTCTTCAGGACACGCTGACGTCCAGCTTCGCTGACCTTCCACTCGACACAGGCGAGGTCGACATACTCAGCATGACCGATAACACGGCCCCTCGACGGCCCCGTCAGGGCCTTGATGGACCAGCATTTGCGATGAAGGTTCCAGTAAACGAAAACACGCATGGTAAGTTTCTCCTAGTTGGTTGTGTAAGTTGACAGGGTCGGAACGGCTGATCCTAGGGGTGAGATTGTTGAAATAGTGGGATGATTAGTAAACGCCTAGACGGGTAAGCTGGGCACGGTCCTTATCGGCACCTACCTCCCACGTGCTGTGCTGGGCTGCCACCCATGCCTCACACTGAGCGTAGAATTCGCGCTGTTCCGGCGTCATGAAGATCATGTGGCCCATGCCTACCTTGTAGGGATTGCAGCGCATCATTGCAGCTTGCCAGAAGATTGCTTCGTCAGTTCCCATAGGTGGGCAAGCGGCCTTGAGATGACCCTTGCGAGGTCCCCGTGTTGAGAATGCTTTCACCTTGGCTTGTTCAATGCGTTCCGTGTTCATATGACTAATCTCCGCTTACGTGTCGTTGGTTTTATCGGCCTCTAGGGCCTTGAAAAACTGAGCCATTGCGTGAGGCGTGGGGAAGCGCACATGCTCCCCGTCAATCCATCCGCCATGCTGCTTGATAAGACGGGCGATAGCGTCACCCTTCCGCTTGAGGTCAGAGCGCATGGGTGGCCTCACAACTTGATGTCGAATGCGAGAAGGACCAGCTTTAGTGGTGTCACTTTAGCGATGAATTGAGAGCCGATCATTGCGGCAAGACCAGCGGCCAGCATGAGCTTAGAGAGCATGAGCGTATCCCTCAAATCCGGCGTTGCTATAGACCGCCACAGCGAACCCGTAGCATGTCGGATCATGCCTCTCCTGCTTCGTCCATACACGGGCGCGATAGCCCCAACGGCGCACCACACTGGCAAGCTTTTCCGCGTTGCTACGGTTGATGTAGAGCTCAGGCTTTTCGACTACTGAAAACATTTTAGTATTCCTCTGTTGCTGTTATCATGGGCTGGCTTGCCCCAATGCCACCCGATGCTAGACCGGATGGCAGTAGAGTTTCCCGCTTGTGAGATGGTTAGGACACAGTAGCCGCGCGATTGGTGCTCATACGTCCAGTCCCTCAATCTTATCGATTGAGAAGGTATAGGCATGACGCTGACGTTCCTCCACAATGGAACGGACCTCGTCGTACGAGGAAGCATATACCCGCTCCACATAACGCTTAGGAACGTCATTGTGGAAATACTGGATGGTAGCAGTCACATAGCAGAGCTTAGGGAGCATGGTTGTGTTCCTCTGTGTGTTATTTGATGGGCCTCATCAGTCTCCGCATGACGGAGAGACTAGGGACATGAGCCCCTAGTTTCGGCCTAGTTGTGGGATGGTTAGTCGATAACAAAGCCCGATGTGTCCTGCTTAGCCTTACCCTTGGCGTACAGAGCGACCACATGGCCGCCCTGAGGGTCAAGGAAGCGCATGTCTGTCTTGTCTCCGTCCACCACATCGCCACCCTTGGCAAGCAAGGCATCAACGCGGGCGCGGTTCCTGAACACAATAGCCATGTTAGCCTTGTTTTCCCGCATCCGCGCCATGACCTCACGGGCGAAATCAGGATTAGCCTCACTGTAGCTCAGTGTCAGCGAATAGTTGCTGGGCAGGGCCTTATCCACCCGCGTGTAAATCTTCGTATAGTCATAGAACTGGACCTCAGGGAACGCGGCCATGAGAGAGGCATGGCGCATCCCGTTACGCTCAACAGGATGACCCTTCTCCCACATGATATCACTAGTGCCGTTGAGGCGAACGCAAGGCTTGATCCCCTTGCGCTTGCCGTACGCTACGAAACGTTCAAGATCATCCACAAGCTGCGCGAGGAAGGCCGCGCGCTCTGTCATGTATTGCTTCGTCTTGCGAACACGTGCCGCCTGTACAGAGTTCATAGCGCCGCGTCCTGCCGTGTTAAGACAGCCCTGCCAGCAAGCTGCCAAAGCTGCCATGCTGCACACATTGCCCACACCCGCCTGTGTGAATGGTGCGAGATACATGATGGCAGTCTCGAATGCGTCCCCGTCACCCTTAACGGTCTTAGCGTTATTGCCGCTGATGATAAGCTTTCCCTTGTAGGCCATTGTCGGTCTCCATCGTGTTTGTTGTTTTGGTCTCGTCAGTAGAAGAAACACTCCTAGACATGGGACAAGTGCCCCATGTTTCGACCTGTTAGCGATTGGAATTCGCACCGTATGTAACGTCATTGCCATCGATATCGACCGTGCCCGGTACAATCCAGACAGACCACGAAGGACTGGAACCGGGCCTCTTGTACGGGTCTCGCACATACAGATTGTTGATGACTGGATGCGATGCAGTCCATCCCACGTATTCCTGCACTTTTGAGGAACCATAATATTTAATGACCATGTCATGCTCTCCACTTTTGTGATTGTTTCGACCCTGCTAGGCCATCGTCAGGCGGTCAGCATTAGACCGCGACAATCACCAGCAAGAGGTCACCCGCGTTTGTTAGACATGCGCCGTTGTGACTTGCGCCGGGATAGTTCCGGCTTAGGTGATACAGAGGGAATTGATCGGGCCTTGCCTCAGGTCCGCCCCTTCCGCCGGAATGCCGCACTGGATCAAGTAAGCTTGCGCTGCCAGTGACGGGCCTTGCGTCTTGGGCCTCTGTAGTGGTGCGTTGTTTTCGTCTCGCAATGACGTTTCGTCTATGCCCTAAGAATAGGATCATCCCACATCTAATGCAAACAAAAAAAATAACAGGTAGCAACTATTTTACAAGCCACTGAAATCATTGGGGCGATAGGTAAAGAATGTTATTGCGAGCGATGTGGTCTAGCGTGTCACTGGTGTGGAGCGATGTGGTCTAGCGTGTCACTGGCGTGTCACTGGTGTGCAGTGATGTGGGCCTGGTGTGTACCTGGTGTGGAGCGATGTGGTCTAGCGTGTCACTGGCGTGGAGCGATGTGGTCTAGCGTGTCACTGGTGTGGAGTGATGTGGAGCAGCGATGGTGGAGCGATGGTGCAGCGATGTGGAGCGATGTGGAGCGATGGCGCAGGGATGTGGTCTAGCGTGTCACTGGTGTGGAGCGATGGTGCAGTGATGTGGTCTAGCGTGTCACTGGTGTGGAGCGATGGCGCAGGGATGTGGTCTAGCGTGTCACTGGTGTGGAGCGATGTGACGGTAGACCGAAAACGACAGGTTGCCACAAAGGCAAGCAGGACATCCCAGCGGAACACAGCGGGACACAGCGGAACACAGCGGTCCACCATCACGTGGTAAGAGAGCACCAATCTCTTTGCCCCCAGCAATTTCAATGGGTTGGCGCAGGGAAACATGCCGTGCATTACGGGTGTTTGCGTGTCCTGCGAGGGTGGCACGGGGGGGCGGCCAGCGCGGCGCTTCAATCGATACCACTTCAGATATCTACAGTAAACATTGGACCCCCCATCAGTGACACTGTAGTCCCCCATCAGTCCACCTAGCTCGCCTCGCGGCTTGCCTGTACTATCAAGGTCTGTCTATGCTTGACCTTCCTAGTGTACACTTTAGTAGACTTAACTACTCTTAAGTGGTATTTAGTGGTTCCTAAGTCTTTAGCTATAGGGTCCCTCTTTACTATCACTCTCTTACCCATCTCTGGTCTCCCACAAGACTATGGTCTATAGTCCACTATAGTCACACTCCAGCCTGGTTCCTTGTTAGCTATAGTCCTCTATAGTGTATCTAGAGTGTTTTCCTTAGAGGGGGAGAGGGAGGGTGCATCTCTGGTCTCCCTCTTCCTAGTCATCTAGGGATGCCACTCCAGTGCCACTATAGTTATCTATAGAGTGGGCTGGTCAGTGGAACTCTATTCCCCGTTCCCGTTATATGGGGGACAAGTTGCTAAATTCCCCAGTTTCCCTTGTGATTATCAGGACTTACCAGTCCCATCATGACCTTTGTCTGATGACTGTCAAACCAGCCCTCAAGCATGTCGTCTAGCTGTGAAGTTCTGTGGTCTTTAGCCGCCTGAGTTGCATCCTGTTCAAGGACGTTGTTCCAGTAGTGAACAGCCAGAGCGACAGCATCGATCCTGTCATCCTTGGCAAGGGAACCCTTGTCCTTGGTCAGTCTGGTCATCTGGTAGAGTAGGCGGAACCTGTTGACCTCCTCAGGTCTACGTTCAGTGGTACTGTCGTAGTCCCTCTTGATGAGGCTCTTGTTCACGATCAGTCGATGCTGGTTCATCACAGGTTCCAGCGTATCGATGATCCTTCGTTCCTTCTGGGTGTTGGACCGCTCAGTGTCTTCGATGGCACAGCGGTGGTACTTCTGTAACACTGGAGCCAGCAGTCGGTTGAACATACCGTCACCGAAGTTAGGCTCAACGATCACCATGTTGACAGCGTACCTCTGAGCGATCTTGCTCAGTCCTTCCAGAGTGGCATTGTCGTAACCACCGGGAAGACCGCCAGCATCGAGGAGGTATAGGCGGGAGTGAAGATGGGCCACCACTGCATAGGCAGTTTCATCACCACCTCGACCTGAAGGGTCAACAGCCATGATGATACCTTGGTACTCAGCCCAGTCTTGGGAGATGAAGAATGGTCTATGGTATCTGTCACCTGACATTCCTACGTTGGGGATGTCTCCTACCACTAGCTCAGGGGATGAACCCCAAGCGAGATCGACAGGAGCCTTCTTGTGGTCAGTATCCATGACGATGAGGTCACGGAGCTTGAGGGGGTAGCGATCCTCGTCACTGAGGCTGGTATCCAGCATGAACTGGAGGTTAAAGCCTGACCGACCATAGGAAGCTTCACGCTCCAACAGGTCCTCGTCGGTGAACCTTGACTTGTCAGTAGGGCCACCTTCGATGTCAGGATACTTGTCCAGCATCTCTACGATGAGGGGTGAGAGGAAGGAACCGTACTTCTCCCTCTGTTTCCCATTGGGGAACCTGGCGGGCCAGATGCGGACATCGTAGCCACGGTTGGGAAGCTCGTTGTAGATCGATTGTTCGGTCTGAGGGGTACCAAGGTAGGTGATGGTAGTGTCATCACCGGGGGACAGAATGGCGTCGAACTCCTTGATCTGTTCCTTCAGCTTGTCTCTCTTGGCTTGGGTGTCGGAATTGGTGGGGACCTCACAATCGTCAACAATCACGTCATGGGCGCGTGATCCAGCAAGCTGCGAGGTGATGCCCAATGACTTGACTGACGGTGCGTGAGAGGCTTTGGATGGTCCAACGTCGAAGGACACCTTGGAGAAGCGTTGGTCATCCTTGGGCCTCAGATGCTCTAGGATGGGCATCTCGTTGATCAAGCGTAGGGTGAAGGTTGAGAAGTCATCAGCACGTTGCTTGGATGCTGAGACCACCAGAAGCTTTCGATCTGGGTCACACAGCAGCTTCCATGTGACGAACGCGGAGGTCACCCATGACTTGCCGACACCACGGAACGCCTGAATGACACGGCGACGAGGACCGTGTTGGAGGTAATGTGCGATGTCGAACTGGACAGGGGTAGGGTCGGGGAGGTTCAAGTGACGCCATACGAGAAAGAGGTAGTTGCGGAAGTCTGAGCGGATGGGGTCGTATTCTTCAGTCATCTACAATGACCTCGATGTGTTCTTCAGCGACAAGCTGGAGGTGTTCAAGCTGACGCCTGACCTCGTTCTTGTCCTTCATGGATTGGATGACGGAGGTCCTCATCGAGGGACCTAACTCTTCGATCTCCTCTTCAGACCAGTCTGGTTGCTTGAGGAGCTTCTTGTATCGGCGCTCATAGGTGCCGAGAAGGTAGGCGGCGCGGGAGGGGATGGAGAAGTACAGACGGTCACCAAGCAGCACGTTGCACTCCTTGCAGCACGGAACAGTGTTCTTGTAGGAGACGTTCTTACGTCCACCCTTTTTCCTGTATACGTTCTGGTTGTACGACACCGGGACTACATGGTCACGGTTGTCTCCATCCCAAGCACCGCAGTAGGTGCAGTTGGGCATTAATCTCACTTGTGGGTTGTATTCCCCAAAGCTTCATATCCCCCGCTGCAAGTGCAACGGAGGGAAGTGGGCTAGGATGCCTCTCCACGGGCCAGAGATGGCTCAGGAGCGGGGTCTAGGATTTTTTCAAAGTGGCGGAGGGGTCAGGGGAGACGGGCCTGTACGGCCTTCTAATCGCCTCCCCCTTCCCTAGGGTAACCTTACTTCGAGATACGGACCTTACAGGCGTTGGTGTTCCCTGTGCCTGAGAGGGAGCAGCGTATCCGTCCGCTGGCAGGTACGGTGATGGTGGTGCCGCCGATGATGCCCCCTTCAGAGGCATTGATGGCAGCATCCAGAACAGCCCAAGCGGACCCGTCCCAGCCGTCGATGGCGACGAACTCATTGCCGCTCAGTCCTGTTACAGTGACCTTATAGTCACCAGCAGGAAGTGTTCCCTTCTCCACGTTGTTGTCTCGCGGGAGGATATAGTTGATCTGACGCATTAGTGATGTGCCTCCTTAGCAGCATCTTTGGGAAACGGGAGCTTGTCGATCAGCCTGTTTGCAGGGTTGGTCTCGACAGGGCCACCGCCCACATTGTTGTCTTTGAGGAACTGGCGGATGACGTTGAGAGTGGCGGCGTCAGCAGACACCTTCACCACCTCATCGCCAGCCACAACAGTCTTGCCCTCAGTGAGCATCTTCTCCATCTCGTTGACGAGAAGGTTGTAGATGTCCTTGAGCTTGTCAGCCATTAGGGGGTCTTCCAGTGAATATGGGAGGCGATCCAGTTGAACACATAGGGCACAGCCATGCCCAGTGAGATCAGGATACCGCCAATGTATGCGACCTTCTTCTCCACTTCAGTCTTGAAGCTCTCTAGCTGAAGTAGCTCTGCCCTGAGTTCAGCGATATCGTGCTGACACTGAGGGGACTGGGGAAGGTCACGGATGTTAGCTCTGATGAAGTTCTGATTCTCTTCGATCCGCGCTGTGCGGTCCAAGAGATCGAGGAGGATTTGGTTCGGTTCCATTAACTCATCGCCACCAGCTTGTTCATGGTCACCTGACCAGCCTGGAGTTCCACGTTGAGGGCGTCTCGCTGTAGAGTAAGCTGGTCGATCTGGGAGTTCAGTGCGTTCAACTGCGCCTCAAGTGAGGACACAGCGAACGTCATACGTGACGCCAGTACAGCCAACTCAGGTTCGGTGACACCAAGCTGTGTCATCACAGCCAAGAGTTCGGGTTTAAGGTTCATTGTAGTTCCTGTTGATTAGGCGGGTCTCAAAGCGATGGACATCGCAGCCCATGAATAGTTCGTACTGTCGCTAGCCTCGATGAGTGCCGCTTCGGGATTGAACGGGCCGGATGTCCAGAAAGCGTGACCAATACCGAGCGAGGCGTCATTGACGTCATTACCACCCGCCACCCTCCAGCCAGTCAGCGAAGCCGGGAACGGGCTGGTGTCGAATGCCTCTCCGGTGCTACTGGCCCCAGCATAGACAGCCACCACCACGGACCCCGGCGTCACCGGGGTTATGGATGGTGCATCTGCAAGAACAGAGTTCGCAGACTGCGCCGTCACCACCGCAACGTCATTCACCACCGAAGCAACGCCGCGAAACACATAGACAGCCATCGCGCCGCCATCGTCGAGGCTTCCGGTAGGACCAAAAGTCGTGGACGTATCACCGTTGACGAACTTGTAGGCCACCCGGAGATTGGTATCGAACGTATCGTCCTGATAGAGTTCACTAGCGAACAGTGTGTAAGGATTGGTGCCATCGGTGATAGCGAGCGTTCGGTTGGCAACGGACCCGGTGACGAAGACGGCAATGACAAGATCATCGTTGGATACTGATGAGGCGATGCCTCCTGTTAGACCGCTGTTGAGCGAAATCGTGCTGTTACCAGACGTTGCGCCTATTTTACTGGCTGTAGATCCACCTACAAACACAATACTTCCAAGTGCTTTTTTAGCAGCCAGCATTCCCATCGTGAGGGGCATCCCCAAGAGCATGTGCTTGGAGAACTCGATGTTCTCAGGCTTGATGATGGCAGGTTTGGGCGAGAGGATTAGTCCCGCCTTCGCCTGTACCGGAACAATCAAGCCAGCGGCGAGAGTACTCGCCAGCAGAGTTTTCTTGATCATTAGGTTGCGATGTCTCCAATGAGGACCCACTCGTCGGTACCAATCTTCAACAGAGTGGCACCAGAGTACTGTCCGGTCAGTTTAAGCTTTGATCCTGAGGACCTGATCGTCACACCAGCGCCACCAACAGTGACCTGACCAGCACCCATCTGGATGATGTCGATGCGGGTATCCAACGGGAACGCAGTGGTAGCGTTGGTCGGGATCGTCAACGTGATGGCCGAAGCGTTGCTAAGACGCACAGCTTTACCAGCATCAGTCAGCGCCAGTGTGTAGGTCGTACCAGTCTGGGCGTTGGCAGGAACAGTACGAACAGTCTCCACCACGTAGTCCGTAGTGGCAATCTGAGTTGTCTCAGTCCATGCTGAAGCCGTAGGAGCGGCGGGCGTACCAGTGAACGTAGGAGACGCAAGAGGGGCCTTGGCGTCCAGAGAGGACTGGAGACTGGTGATGTCAGAGATGACATGTGCGTGTCCAGACAGCGACACATCCTTTGTCGTACCGTTGATACGGACGAACATGCCGCTCGTCGTAGTCCACAGGTCGCCGTCCACGGGGGCGGAGGGAGCCGTGCCATGCGGGACGCGAAGGCCAGCATTACCAGAGACAGAAGCCACGGTAGCCAGCAGCCCAGTCATCGTACCGCCAGACAGGGCCAGCTTGGCGTCAAGCGTTGTCTGGAGACTTGTCACATCAGAGATGGCGTGACTGTGCGTCGAGGGCGTGAACGTAGAAGGCTTACCAGTGATGTCAGTCCAGTCCTGCGCCGTAGCCGTGAGGCTCAGTCCATTACCAGCATCGTTGTAGGAGTAGGTGATGCGGGTGTGGGAACCGTTGGCAAGCAGCGTATTAATCGCATCCTGTGCAGCTTCATCGAAGTCAGTGACCTGAGAAGCTGTGTGGGTGTGCGAAGACGCGGCAGCATCAGTGATCCCGTAGCCAGACAGAGTGGTAGGCTTGGAGGTGACACCAGACCACGGAACGCTGTCGGCACTGTCAGCAGAGGCGACCTTACCGTCATCGTTAGGGTCATAGACGGTCTTCGTCATGTCACCAGCACCAGAACCAGAGGCACCCTGATTACCAGTTCTGGAGAACCACATGAACAGCGTGTCGTTGTTGGACGGGAGCGTACCAGCAACATAGGAGACAGGAACCTTGCGGTATCCGGTCATGTTTACGACTGCGCCGTTAACCTGGAACAGGAGGTAGTTGGAGTAACCGGAAGGCTTCAGATGGAGAAGACCACGGTTGGAGGTGGTCGTGCTATCGTCCAAGCTATCGAGCCAGTTCACCATACTGTTCGCTTCATCATCGAGATCGTCGATATAAAGCTCAGTTACAGAGGCTATGGTTCCATTGTTGAACCTGATCTTACCATTACCAGGGTCGGCATCAGTAGTGGTCGTGGAGAACACATAGCGGACACCAGCGTCTCGACCATTGGTGCCGTTTGTACCAGTAGCGCCTGTAGCACCTGTAGCGCCTGTAGCACCAGTTGCACCAGTAGGGCCAGTGACGTTGTCACGAAGCGTCCACGTAGAGACACCAGTCTTCTCGTAGACATCTCCATTGGCGTCATCGAGGTACCAGTCACCGACAGTATAGGAACCAGTCGCAGGAGCGCCAGTGCCGCTGTACCACTTGGAGCCAGCAGCGCCAGTAGCACCCTGAGGTCCAGTCGCACCTGTAGCCCCAGTAGCACCCTGAGGGCCAGTAAGATTGTCCCTAAGCGTCCAAGTAGAAGCACCAGTCTTCTCATAGACATCACCGTTGGTCTCGTTCAGATACCAATCAGTGACAACACCGAGACCACCAGAGGGAGCACCAGCGCCGCTGTACCAGAGAGAACCATCAGTTCCAGCAGGGCCAGTAGCACCTGTTGCGCCTTGGGGACCAGTGTCGCCCTGAGGACCTTGAATAGAACCTACGTTGGACCAAGACCCATTGTTCCAGACCCAAAGCTGACCGCTAATGAGATAGCCGTCACCGTTGGTGTTACCGGAGGGAGGGAGAAGTCCAGAGTTAGCCACGGTGCCGAGGATACGAACGCTTTCACCAGCGACACCCTGAGGACCTTGGACGCCTTGCGGACCCTGAGGTCCGGTGGCACCCTGAGGTCCCGTAGGTCCTGTGATGTTGTCAACTACGCTCCATGATGCGTTACCCTTGCGGTACACATCGCCGTTGGAGGTATTGAGATAGAGGTCACCCTCGATCCCCAGATAGGACGGTGGCGCACCAGTTCCGGTGTACCACTTGGAAGAATACTCTTCGCCTTCCTCTGCAATGTAGATAGCCTGACGGATTGCCTTGTTGAGGTCTGCCGTCTGCCAGCGCGCCTTGGCGGTGAAGTCTACCAATAGGGCATTCGCAGTGTCACGCTTGATCAGGATAACTGCACCATTGGTGGGCGCGGCGTCGAACCTGATCTGGCTATCACTCAACCACACGAAGGCAGTGGTCTCTACGTTATCGAGAAACACCTTCACATGGGAGCGGTCAAGATAGAGGAAGGGAACATTGTAGGTTTGCGTAGCACCATTCCCGGTGTACGTTACGTAGCTGTTAGCCATCGATTTCCCTGATTGATAGAGAGGAGAGAGGGAGACCCAAGCGCGTAGCGCCTGAAGCCCCCTCACTTGGGTTTATTTAGGGTCTTTAGGAGTGTACTTGGGGTAGTCTTGAATGACCTTATCAAGACCGATGGTGAACGGAAGCCACACCCCCAACAGTCTACCCATCTGCCGTAACTCCGGTTGTGAAGGGGTACGCCCCTCACGAACCATGTCACCAACTGCGGTAAGCGTTGCCGCGACATCGTTATACGTGGACACTACTGGAGGTCCGAAGATCAGGTCACTTGCCTGAGTAGAGCTTCTGGAGTTAGCAAAGAGGCTATCACCAGTGATCCACGGCATCGCAGTATCGACAAGCATGGGAAGAATGGAAGACGCACCAGTGCGACCAATACCGCCAAGTACCAAGGCTTCAGCCTGAGTATCAGTAAGGTTACCCTTGAGGATGGTGTCATCCATATACTCGTCAGGGTCTTCCTTACCGAGAGAACGAGCCTTCCCTTGGAGATAGTACATCATTGTACCAGCACCAACCTGAGACATCAGGACTGCCAGAGCGCGAGGGTCAAAGTTCGCAATATTGTGTAGCGTCTGCTTACCCCAGGCCCCCATGACGAAGGAGCGGAACTGGAAGACCATACCCGCAAGCGGAGTTGTCATCCACTTTGCGAGAGAACCCACATCGTTCCTCTGGATCGCCCTGCCAGTCCAAGAGTACAACGCACGGGCAAACCTTGCCCTTGCAACAGGGTCCCACTTCTCGAAGTTCATGTAGACCAAGCGTCCGCCTTGGGTGAACTCAGCGTTCTGATAGATGTTCTTCAGTACCTCAGCGAGGGACTTGTCATCGAACCCCATCATCCGCATACGATCTGCATCCTTCTTACCAAACCAAGAGTTGATATCATCAACCTTGAAGTCGTAGGAGGTATCGAACACAGGCTTCCCAAGATCGTCCAAGACTGGAACTTCAGTTGTCTCTTGGACAACCTTACCATTCACTACCTTGGACTTGGTTACAGCTTTCATGCGGGGGGTCTGCTTGGCGATCAGCTTATCCTTATGCTTCATAGCCAGCAGTCCAAACCTCTGAGCGATGGTTGTCATAGCCATCTGGTGAGACATGGAGTTAGCCATGTTGAACAAGGAAATCTTGTTGGTCACACGCTTACCCACCGCCAGCGCATTGTCGAACATGCGTCCAGCAGCGTTGCCTCTGGTTTCACCGAAGGCTTCCTCAAGGAAGTGTCCCTTGGTGAAGTTGAGGATGCTGTCATCCCCAAGTCCTTGCAGAGCCATCAACTCAGGGATCAGAGCTTTCCTCTCTGCACCCTTGGCAGTCATCACAAGACGCATCGAGGGGATGGCCTTGAACATTGCATGGAAACCAACTGCGGCAGGGATGTGTGCAATCTCTTGGAACTGATACAGACCCATGTTCTGCATGAGCCTGACAAACATTGTCCCAGAGACACGCCTCATCGTCGCTGCCCAAGCAGTGTTAGCAGCGGCTCCGAGCCTTGGCTTGCCTGTAATGTGATCGTAGACATACTCAAGACGGCGGATGGTTTCGTCAGCTTCCGCTGGTTTCACACCATCTCTGATCATTGCTTCGTGCGTCTCGCGGATGAGAGCGTTCCACTCAGATCGAGTAGTGATGCCGTTGATCATGGTTTCCCCTGTGCGGGGGTCCTTGGCAACAAGACGGGCTAGGGCGATGTGACCAGAAACCTGATCAGCATACCTCTCAGCCATCTGTATCTGATTGCGAGAGAAGAGATCACGGATAGGGATTGACACCTCGTCTCCGTTGGGTTCCACCCATGAAGCAACGAAGTTGTAGTTGATTGCTGTGCGATGTTTACCACGGGCAGGGTTGCCACTGGTTTCATCGTCCTTGTTCTTCTGCATGATCTTCCCGATCAGCGCATCAACATCATCGTCACTCTTGTCCCACTGGAGTTCTTCAGTAATGAACCGCAGGAGTTCACCCCTATCCCTTCCAGCAAGAGCATGGTTGAGTTGATCGACGTTGCCATAACCTGACTTGATGAGGTTCTCCATGTACCCTCGCGCAAACTTATTGGCGAGGCGTTCATCGAGGTTCTCAATCACATCCTGCATGGCATAGGCGATAGCTCTCTGGAGCTTGTCCCTGCCGTGCGTTTCGATCATGCGAAGGACGGCATCGTGATCCACCATCATTGGACGATAGTTGGACCTAGACCCCCACGGGAGTGGTCTATAGGTCTTCCCTAGTTCCTCTCCGGGGTTCTTGATATGGGCATCCCAACGAGAATAGAAACTGTCCAGTTCACTCACTGCCTTGCGGACGTAAGCTGGCTGAGAAGCGAGGTTTGCATACCCCGGAGTACCAGGTTCAAACCCACCAAGGTAGTCACCGAAGGCAAGCCAAGACTTGTTCGTCTTGAACATGCCCATTGCCATCATACCATTCTCCTTGGCCCACTCAGTGTAAGGCGTAACAAGGGAGCGACGAAGGTTGTTCACCTCCCTATGGTACATCATAGCCTTCTCTACGCTTGTAACATCAGCGGTGTTGAGGACGTTACCAGCGGCGTCACGGCCAAGAGGGTCCTCCATCAGGGTACGACCAAGGAACCTAGCGGTGGGATGGTGACGGCCTGTCCATGCAGCGTTGTCCAATCGGGCATTGACCATCGCAGCTTGGGGGACATCAGCGTCTGTCAGACTACCGATGCTTCCAAGGTTGTCGAAGGTAGCGTAGCCCACTTGAGCAGCACCAGCGGTGGACTGATTGGGAACTCTGGGGTTGATCATCCTGTTGGCAGTTTCAGTCAGTCGAGGACCAAGGGACGAACCCCTAGTGGACCAAGTCTTGAAAGAACCAAGCAGCGCAGCACCAGCGCCAAAAGCTAAGGCGTAGTCGCTGACAGACCTAGACCTGTTGTCCACAGCGTCGATGGCAGCTTCAGCAGCGATGTTACTCACACCACCCATCAGCACAGCCTCACCGATACGGGCAATACGACCAGCCTTAGCAGCGTAGATAAAAGGAGCCAGAGCACCTTCAGTAAACACAGAAGCACCAATAGCGATAGGATCGAGGATAGCAGCGGTCACAGACGCTCCCAAACCAGACCATCCTGCTGACGATAGGATACGCTCACGCTCAAGCTGCTGGTCAAAGACACTAGCCATAGCTTGCATCTCAGCCCTCGACTGGGCTTCACCAAAGGAGTTCAACATCTCCTCAGGGTATACCTTGCCTTTGGTAAGCTGCTTGAGAGCGTCCTGTCTGGCAATGTTGTCAAAGTTGGGATCAGGATCAAACCCTGACGATGCCAAGTGATCAGCGATCATGTTCGGTGACCAATCATTGGCAAAGGCAGTGGGCAAGCTCCCAAGATAACCCGGAGGGTCAGGGTTCATGTAGGCGTTGCGGAAGTATTCCTGCTGAGGGCTTTCATGTTTGACGGGGACAAAGTCAGCCAGCCAGCTATGATCAACTCCCTCTACAGGACTAGAGTTCGTGACACCCTGCCTAGAGGGGGTCATCAGTGGACTGGAGGGTGCTGGAGGGACATAAGTCCCCCCAAGCAGAGCCATAGCCTTGTCCTTGTGTCCACCCATCTGGCCGTAGACCTTGTCGGCTACAGTCCCCGGAGCGCCACCGTTGTTGGCTTCTGAGGCATTGTACTTCCCCGGTCCTCCAGCGTTAATGGTGGAGTACATGTCCAGTAGGCCCATTCCCGGCTTGTAGCCGTTGTCTACAAGATAGTCGGCAGAAGACTTGACCAGTTCACGGATGGACTTACCTTCCGAGTACCCGTACTTCTGTCGCTGAGGTTCACCCATCTGGATGAAGCCTTTGTGCTGGCCCCACTGGGTAGTAGGACCAGGTTGCCAAGGATCGAAGGTTCCTCCGGTTTCATACGAAATCACCGTAGCAAAGTCGTGAGGGTTAGCTCCGATACGCTTGGCTTCTTCGATGATAGCCAACCGGAGTTCGTCTTGCATTGTTACTCCTGTTTGTTAGGAATAGCTCCCCTATCCTTGAGGAACTGTATTACTTCTTCGTCGCTCTTGTCCTGTAGCTCAGGGAAGAACGACCGTGCAGCATCGATGCGCTCATCCAGAGTAGCCGTGCCTTCTTGGACCTTAGTGGTCGGAGAAGCATCGATCTCCTTCTGTGTAGCCGTAGACACAGCTTCATCGGTAGACTTGGCGTTGGCCGCGTCTTCCATCTCGATGATCTCAGCAGGGGTTGCTGGACGCTTGATGACCTTCTCAGTACCCGGAGAGAAGAATGTATCGATACCGCGACCATCGATCACGATCTCCTCGATCATGACCTTCTTACCAGCAGCATTGATAAACCGTTCCTGATAGACTTCAGCAGGGATTGTAGCGCGGGCATTACGAACCTTACGGAAGGCGTCAACGTCATCCTTGCGAATGACAAACGTCTTCGTGCGGTCCACTTCTCCGCGCGGTCCCTTGGCATAGAAGGGGTTGCCTGTGTTCATGTCGATAAGAGCGTATCCATCAGGCACCTCGATCAACGTGACGTTCTCAAGGTCTTCCACTGGCGGGTACATCTTGCCACCAATCTTTGGAACGATGTCCTCGATGATGCCCTTGATGTCCTCTCCTGTGTTATCCCCCCACCCCATGATCCGCTTGGGGATGTACATACGACCAACCTTCACGTGGTTGGTGTTCACCCACTCAGCAGCCTGTTCGACAACACTCTCATCCTTGACATCAGCATCAGCAAGGGCAAGCGTCTGGAGCCTCTTACGGAGAAGCTCACCACCTTGAACGCTTCCCATTCGTTCCACAAAGGACGCATTATGGTTCCACCCATTGCGGACTTGCTCGACATCTGCGAATGCACGGCCAGGTCTGTCAGGATCACTCATCAGCATATAGGTCTGACGAAGAGCTTCCTCGTTGGTTAGTCCTGAGGACTTCTTGAGGGCAAAGACATCCACGAACGTCCTCCCACCCTCAGGGGTGATAGAGTTGACGAACGGGATTTCACCTGTCTCCAGCAGTGCTCCAAGCAGTTCAGCGGTAGCCTTGTCCTGATCGGACAGTCCTTCCTTCAACTTCTCTGCGCTATTAGCCAGCATCAGTTGGGAAATCTGATCCTTCCACCTGTCTGTCTTCAGTTGTCCCTTCTTGAGGTAGGGCGTCATGAATAGGACCTGTGCTTGGATGTTACCGGGGAACTTCTGTTCAGCGGCTGCGAACAGAGCGTTGGTAGCTTCCTTCTTCACCTCTTCAGCGGAGAAGGTAGTGGTCTTACCGGGTTCCTTGTCGCTGGCGATTTCCACACCGTCGATCAGGGCAGACACTCCTGCACCACTGGAGGAACCAGTCTCGATATCACTCAAGACCTCCCCAATGACAGAGTGTTTCTGTTCAACATGCGCCTGTTGCGCCTGTACCTTCTGCTGGGCTTTGATCTTCTCAGCTTCAAACCGCTGCTTTAAGTTCATCAACTGATCAGGGGTGAAGTAGTCTTCAGCCTTCTTCTGGAACTCATCCATCTGTGCGGAGGTTGCCGTCAGAGGGTTAGCCATGAACGTATTGTTGAACTCAGTCTCAAGCTCAGACGTTACCTTCCAGTTCCGTACACGGAAGTTGGTGTCCATAGCATCGAGTAGCGACTGTGCCTGAGTGGTGTATTTGGGATTGTCGTAGAGAGAAGGGATTTCACCAGTGGAGGGAGCATCAGAAACAACTCCACCAGCCATGCCTTCAATGATGCCTTCCTTGTACCACTGAGGTGCGCTTCCGTTGTTGCTCTCTGACTTGTTCCACATGACGTAGATACCATCAGCGACCTTGGCGTTTGGGCTGTTGGTATACCCTTCAGCCATATCGACATGGATGGCGTTCATTCCATCATAGCCAATGATACGCTTGAAGCCAGCAGCGGAGAGGGACGCTACAAGCTTCTTCTTCTCAGCGTCAGTCATCCCTGCCATTGAGATGTCCAAGGCGTCTCCGTGCATATGGCGGCTACCCTTGGCACCACCAACAGAAGCATTGTACTCCTTGCTACGGTGACCTGACTGCACTACCAGTTCACGACCAAACATCGCAGAAGCCTTACGGGCGCGATCCGCCACATCAGACTTCACACCAGCCATCTGCCACTGCTTGTCGTAGCGGATAGAGCCACCAGTGGTGTTCCTCGCGGGAGCAGTATGGTCCACAGGACGAGGCATCTTCAGAAGACGTTCAGCGAGTTCTCTGTCTTCCTTGGTTGCGTTAGGGTTGTTCGTGAGGCTTTCGACATACCCAAGGATCAGCTTGTCTCTGTCCTCGCCACTCATGCTCTTCCAAGGAGCAAGGCTCTGGAGTTCGCGGAAGATGCTTGCTGACATGATGGAAGGGGAGATACCCTTGTTCTGTCCGTCAGCAACCATGTTGGTAATATGGGAGGTGATAAGATCAACCTTCTCAGCGGCAAACTGCTTCGACGTTTCCACGCCATGAGCATTAGCCATCCGAGAATTATAAGGCTCCACAGCTTTGTTGAAGTACCCAATGAACTTCTCGTCGTTGGCATAGCCGGGGAAGTTCTCTTGAACGAACTGAGCCTGTTTACCAGACACGAAGTCTTGGAAGCTCCCCTGCTTGTCCCACTCTTCGTAGAGCGCAGGGAGGTTTTCACTCCACTTTACTGCCATCTTGTCAGCGAACATCAACTGCATCTGTTCAGCACTGTACTTCTGAGGATTAGCAGCCATGTCTGCCATCAACTCATCAGGGGACTGGCCCATCGCATAGTTGGCGGCAGTGGTTCCTGCCTTGTCGCGCTCCTGCTTTGCGTAGGCAGCGTTGTTTGCAGCGAAGCGACCAAAGCTGGTACTGAGACCTGACAGGGCATCAGCGATACTCATGAGGTTCTTCCCGGCCCCTTCACGATTGACGGGTGCGACAGGGACTACATTAACTACAGGAGCGGGATTAAGTTGCCCTTCCCGTTCAAACTCGCGCACCTGTACGCGACCAGGACTTGCCATTAAGCGTATCCTCTCATCTGGTTGTAGGTTTGAGCAGCCTCAAGTCCCTGTCCAGCGATGCGGATAGCAGCATCCAAGAAGGACGGTTTGGTAGGCTTAGGCATGGAATTTATCTGCGACTGCGCTTGGTTCTTGGTCTGATCCATAGAGGCCCAGAGGTAGTCACGGTTCATTTGATAGTTCTGATCGACAGCGTCATTGAACCGTCCCTGCTTCGTGTAGTAAGAGGCAAGGAACTGGTTGACTGATAGACCCTGTACGCCGCTCTCGCCAGCAGCGACAGCAGCCGTAGCGCGGCCTTCCATCGCATCGACGTTGGCGTTCTGCTTCTCCATTGAAGCCGCTGCGCTTTCCTGACGCCAGCGGTTCTGAGTGTGCGCGTACTGTTCACGCGCCATCTGTTGTGCGTTCTTGGCGTTCTCGTTGTACATGGCTTGCTGCGCCTTGTACTGCTGTTGCTGTCCGATGAAACCAGCCACAGTGGAGGCTGCACCGATTGCAAGCTGCAAGCCCGCCATAGCACCAGCACCTAGCATGATGCACATTTAGTTGCTCCTGTAAAACCTATAGAACGGGACATTACGATCAGTCCCAATGAAGTGAGGGGTGAACTCGATTGTGAACCCCATGTAGGATAGCCACATGACATGGGTAGAGTTCCTCACATCAACGTAGTTTGTTAGGTAGCCGTACCTGTCAGTCCATTCACGGACCTTCTTCCGGCCTTCCTTGACGAGAGACTTGCCATACTTGCTGACAAGGGGAGTACCGAGCATCCACGGTATACCCTCCCCAACACCAGCGATGAGAATAGGATGACCATCAGGGCGGGTAGCGATGAACGCTTCGTCGCTGGTACGGATCGAATACTCGATGGCAGACTTCTCGTCCCATCCAAGCATAGCAGTGATCTCGTTCTTATCTGCTTCACGGAGAAGCGGGGCGATGATGGCAGCGTCCATTACAGACGCCGCCCTGATGATGTAGGTCATATTCTCCTAGTCTTGGGATACCAGAGACCAACCCATTCGGCACTGATGATGCCTGATGGGACAGCCTGGTCATTGAGGATGTCGATTGCTACGCGAGTGTTCTCGCACTTCACGGGGAAGGAGTAGTCACTCTCCTCCAAGACAAGCTCCTTAGTCTTCATCATGGGATCATCAAGTGACCATGCGTTGACTGCGCTGTCGTAGGTGAACTTGGCCCTGTTCTCAGGTGTCACCTCTACAGTGAAGTAGGCGGTGTCGGAGAACGTGAGCCTCATACGGAGGATTTGAGTGCGGCCTTCAGTGATAACAAGAGGACCACTATCCCCGTTCTTCCTGACATACAGCGGGGAGAACCTGTAGCGGAACGTATACGGGAAGCCAGCGTAGACCTTCTCGTTTCTGGTATCACCCTCCAGTCGGATGGTGGTTCCAGTGAAGCTGTCTACCAGCAACTTGTGTCCCGGCTCGTAGGCTCCAGTGCCAGAGTAACCAGTCCA